AAATTAAGGTTTCTCAAAACCGGTACACCATTTCCCCATTTATCGGTACGACGATATGTCAAAAATACACAAAACCAGCGTACTATATTTGTACAACATTTTACGAAAAAATCAGTAAAAACCTATTGACAAAAAGGGGTGTACATGGTATACTAAGCATGTAAACAAGAGAGGGAAACAAGAGGGCCGGCCGGGTGACCGCCCACCGTCAAACCAGCGGGACGCCGACAGCGTCAAGGTGTGAACCTTGAAAAGTGAATACTGGACATAAACAAGCCCCACGGCACAAGCGCACCGGACAGCGCGTCAGCTACGCATATCAGCGGCCACGCGTTGCCTGGTCTGTTAGTGGGAAGTCGCTCCATTTTGTTGAAAAGGTGAAAGCCCCGCTGCGCATTGCGAAAGCAGAACCGCAGCTGTTCGCCGGGTGAATTTGCGATAGCCCGGACGGTGAATGACGAGTCTTTGAAAATTAAGACGAAACACGCGCAAGTCACGGCAGAAATGCCGTGTCGGGTAACACCAAAATTCAACGACAAAAGGAGTACAAAAACTATGGCAAGACAGAGAATGATTACTCGCACTATCACTTTCCAGGAAACCGAGATTATGTGCCTGGACATTTCCACCGCACAGGCGCATGTTTCGACATTTTGCACGGCAAGCCCCTCGCCCCTGACGCTTGACCAGCTCAAGGCCCGGTATGATACCGACACCAACAAGCTGGTTGCCATTCTCAACAACCGCACCACGGAACAGGTGTACGGCATGAGCGAGGATGATTTCATGGCACACGCACATATCATCACGCGCTAATGACCAGGCCCCAGCAATGGGGCCGTGTCGGGTAACACCAAATTCAACGACAAAAGGAGAAACAAAAAATGGACATCAATCAGCGTGAAATTAATGAAGCATGCCGCGCATATTATGACGCCGCAATGACGGAGCGCGGTCAAATGCCGTGGGTTCCGGATAATAAGCCCTCGCCGTGGAAAAGATTGCGTAGCTGTAGCGCAGATGTGTTAGAGACTCCCAACTTTTTCATTCTTCGGTCCTACAACACCGTTGTTGCTGTCATTGACAAGGATACTGGAAGCACCTGGGATGTACTCCGCATGGTCTACGGCTACACAGCCACCAGCGCACAGCACATTACAAAGTTTTCCCACGACTACGGCAACGGCAATCGCTACACATGGCGCGAGATTCCGAACCGCTGACGAATGGCCCCAGCAATGGGGGCCGTGTCGGGTAACACCAAATTCAACTACAAAAGGAGAAACAAACATGAACAACGAACAGAAGGTTATGCGCGCACGTGCAATAGCAGATTTTACCGCCGAAATGCTGGACGAGATTTTCTTCATCGAAAGACTCAACGCAGAAATTGACGCAGATACGCCTGACTATGAAAAGGCGCGCCGCCGCGAATTGCTTGAAAAGGCAAAGATTATGGGCGAGGTTATCGCATGGCTTGTGAAATGATTTTGGTGCATATTATTCTGCCGCTGTCACCGCTGATTGCGATGTCATTTGCTTGTCTGGTAGAATGGCTAATCAAGCGCCGCCGCTGACCACCTGGCCCCAGCAATGGGGCCGTGTCGGGTAACACCAAATTCAACGACAAAGGGGTAATATTATGGACTACAACATTAAGGACCTGTATTCAAGCACGATGTCAGCGCTAATGGCCGATTATGGCAAGATGCTCCAGACCACCACGGTATATTCTGACTTCTACAATGTCACCGTTGAGCGCACAACAAACTTTACCGTTTTGTGGGATGGTCAAGATTCAATGACACTGCTTGCCTTGTACGACTGGAATAATCACATTGCGCTTGACCTGTCTGCTAATGCAGATGATTTTACTAACGGTGAAAATAAAATCATTATCGAAAATTTCTTCTGGTTTGCAGACGAAGTAATTTCTGTCCCGCAGGAGGTGATGGAATGCCGCGAGTAAAAATGAATCAAGCGGATATGCTTGACGCTGGAATTACATGGTTTGCTTCACGCAACACAACGAATTTTGACGGTCTATATGGACGTGCGTATTTTCTCACGCATAATCTGACAAAAACTCAGCGCAAGGCAGTCACACGCTGGAAGAATACAGCAATCCGCAACACCAGCATACCAGGTGAAAAAGGCAAGCCAAGCAAATGCCACATTGTAATTATCTATGACAAAATCATTCCGCGCGAAAATGTGGAATAACACTGGGCCTCGCGGCCCTGTGTCGGGTAACACCAAATTTAACAACAAAAGGAGAAACAAAATTATGATTACATTGCGCGCAAAAAAGAACTACACACCGGACGACATTCGTGCTCTCATAGAAGTCATTGAAATAGGCTCTGAGAATATGAAATGTGCAGAAACGTGTGAACGCTGTACCCATAGCACAGCTTGCGCCGACCTGTGCCGGTTTTACAACTATCTGTATGGCGTTTTGGATTCCTGGAGAAGTGATGATTTCTATCCCATGCCGAAAATTTGAACATTGTTAAAAATTTAACGCTTGACAGCTTACCGGTCCGCATGGTATAATAAGGCGTAGCCGCTGATGGCGTTACTCTCTTTCTCTCCTATGTGTTCCCGGCATTGCCGGGTTCACGGGCCACGGAAGTCCGCACCTGCTGGGGCAGTACCAGCATGGCCCTGTCATATCAACAAACAGTGTAACACAAGGAGGTACAACAAATGGCAAGAAAACCCATGGTAACCCGCACCATCAAGGTGACCCAGGCATGCGTCCTGTGTCTGGACATTGAGCAGGGCGAACCCTGCACCAGAGAGGTCACCCTCTCCCGAACCTACAAGAACGACGAAGCAATCCTCAAGGCCGCAAAGGCCGTCGTTGACACGGATACCCTCAAGGCTGTGTCTATCTCGAAGTCCTGGGTGGAGGAAAAGCTACTGGGTATGCCCGAAGATTTTTTCATCGCCCACGCCGTGGACATTGTTCGCCGCAAGCCTGACGCAGAGATTCCCAAGCAGCCCAGTGACCCCCAGTGAACCCAAGCAATCCCGCCTGTTTATCGTGTGACTTGCAGGAAATCTGCAAGCCGCCGATTACAGTGATATGCACTCACAACAAATCTGACAACGAAAAGGAGTAAAGCAAAATGGAAGGTTACAACGTCACCATCGCTAAGTCCAGCAAGGAGCTGACCCACAAGGAACGTGTACGCATGAAGGACACCACCAACGCGCTAAGCCTGGACGATGTTACCAAGGACGGCCCTGTCCTGATTGACCTGGATTTTTACGCAGTGATGGACGTACACAACGAGAAGTCCGAGAGCATCGACTACACTGTTTGCATTCTCGTTGACAAGGCAGGCACCAAGTATCGCACAGGCTCCCCCAGCTTCATGACTGCCCTGGACGAAATCATGGTGGACATGGCTGACTGTGATGAAGCCTGGCAGTTGGAAGTTTCCCGCCGTCCCAGCAAGAACTATAAAGGAAAAGAGTTCCTGACGTGTTCCGTGGTGTAACGTAACGCCAGCGCCCATCATGGGATTCCGTGGTGGGCGCTATTTTCATATAGGAGGAAAGAACCATGGCAAAGAAAAGGTCCACCAAGGCTAAAAAGAAACCCGCAAAAAAGCGCCAGAAAATGACACCAAACCAGGCGGCATTTACAAAGCAACAACAGAGAATACGCCGCTTCATCAAATCAGCAGAGAAGCGCGGCTACAGTTTTCCAGCAAATGTTGTTCCTGAACGTCCATCCAGAGTCACAAAGCGCGACATTGCAAGAATCACAGCAATCAAGCCGGAAACACTTTACGAGCAAGCAACTTTCATCTATGAAGGTTCCACATTCACCGGCACAGAGGGCCGCATGATTGAACGCTCATTAGCCGCACAAAAAGGTGCATTGCACAAGCGCGAAAAAGACCCCCGGTATCACACCCAGGCCGGGTCCCCTCCTGCCGAAGCTACGGATGTTGCTGACCGCTTGGGCGAGGTCATTGACCGTATTGCCGACACCGGTTACAAAATCAACCAAGGCACAGCGGCCTACAACGCCGCCCAGAATAAAATTGACAGCTGGTCAGGCTCCCCATATTGGAACGAATGGTTCACGCAGAAGCGTTATGAACAAGTGGAGCAGTTGCAACGCATGATTCAGTCATCAATCCGCACATATGGGTTTGGCGGTGCAATGAAAGCTATCGGCACCCAGGCAGAGGAATTTGCCAGGGCCGTGGATATCATCTGTTACGATTCCAATCAGGAACGCATTCGCGTAGCGTTCAATACCCTCGCTGAAATTCTCAAGGGGTCCGCCCTGACGGCAGAGGAAGGTGCCGACATGGACGTGCTGATGGACGCTACAGTGGGCTACAGCCCAGACTGGTACGATGAAGGTGAGTAGATGGCAACACGCAAGAATCGCGTGTTTGTCGGAGACTTTGAAACAACCGTGTACAAGGGCCAGGACCACACCGAAGTGTGGGCGGCGGCCTGTGTAGAGCTGTTCACAGAGGACGTTTCACTGTTCCATTCTATCGGCGAAATGTGGGACTTTCTCAAGGGACTGCGTGAGAACGTCATATGTTACTTTCACAATCTCAAGTTTGACGGTTCATTCTGGCTGTCCTATTTCTTGATAAATCTTGGCTACAAGCAAGCGTTTGAACAGTTCGGTGAAAACGACTTTGTGCGCATGAAGAACAAAGAAATGCCAAATAACAGTGTTAGTTACAGCATTTCAGGCATGGGCCAGTGGTATGACATAACCGTCAAGGTGAATGGGCATATTATCGAATTTAGGGACAGCTTGAAGCTACTGCCGTTTAGCGTTAAGGCAATCGGAAAGAGCTTTGAGACTAAGCACAAGAAGCTGGACATGGAATACACCGGCCTACGGTACGCAGGTTGTCCAATAACCCCTGAAGAACAGGAGTACATTAAGAATGACGTTCTTGTTGTAAAGGAAGCGCTGGAAATAATGTTCACTGAGGGGCACAAGAAACTTACCATTGGAAGCTGTTGTTTGGCAGAATACAAGAAGTCCATAGGGAAAAAAGCCTACGCCGCAATGTTCCCGGACCTCTACCAAATGCCATTGGACAAATCATTCGGTTCGGACAACGCAGGGCAATATGTTAATCGTTCGTACCGTGGCGGCTGGTGCTATTTAGCCCGTGGCAAGGAACAGAAGTTGTTCCACAATGGTGTAACAGCAGACGTTAACTCCCTGTACCCCTCCATGATGTCAAGCGAGTCCCTTAACAAATATCCAATTGGAGAACCTCACTTTTGGTCAGGCGACTTCATACCAGACGAAGCAAAACGCGCAACGTCATACTACTTTGTGCGGTTCAAGACACGGTTCTACATTCGTCCCGGCAAACTGCCGTTCATACAGCTAAAGAACAGCATGAGTTATCGCGCAAATGAGATGCTTGAAACCAGTGACCATTACAACAAGGAGGACGGAAAGTATTATCCAGTGTATTATGACCTTGATGGTAACCTAAAACCAGCAATAGTAGAACTCACAATGACCATGACAGACTTTACACTTTTCAAAGAGCATTATGAGCTTGTTGATTTCCGCATTTTAGACGGATGCTGGTTCGACTCCGCTGTAGGAATCTTTGACCAGTACATTGATAAATACAAGAAAATCAAGATGGAGTCTAAGGGTGCAAAACGTCAGCTTGCCAAACTGTTCCTTAATAACCTGTACGGCAAGATGGCTTCATCACCAAACAGCGACTTCAAGATTGCATTCACCAAGGAGGACAAGACAATCGGCTTCCGCACCATTCGCGCAAACGACAAAACCCCAGGCTACATACCAGTGGGCAGTGCAATAACCAGCTACGCCAGAAACTTCACCATCCGAGCCGCACAAGCAAACTACTACGGCCCAGACAAACCAGGGTTTATCTATGCCGACACCGACTCAATCCATTGCGACCTTGCACCTGACCAGCTAAAAGGCATTAAGGTACACAATAAGAACTTCTGTTTTTGGGACCTTGAAAGCACCTGGGACGAAGGCTGGTTTGTACGCCAAAAGACCTACATCGAGCACGTCATAGCAGAAGAACTGGAACCTGTAGACACGCCATACTACAACGTCAAGTGTGCGGGTATGCCGAAGCAGTGCAAGGACCTATTTCTCATGGCGGTAAACGGTTTCACAGACGAAGAAGCGGCTGAACACACAGAGATGGAACAGGCATTCTTGTACACAGACAAAGAGCGCACACAGCACCGTTCACTGACAGTTCAAGACTTCACCGTCGGCCTTGCGATTCCAGGCAAGCTACTCCCGAAGCGTATACCAGGCGGGGTTCTTCTTGTTGACAGCGTTTATGAAATGAGGTAATCACATGGAGCATTACAAGAAATACACGGTTATCGTGAACAAGCTGAAAGAGTTTGGAGATAGCCAAATTGTTATAATAAACCACGCAACTGGCAAGCCAACTATCTGGCAGAGAATTATCACCAAGGACAGAGATAGCGTTCCTACTCTTTCTCCGTCACTACGAAACACCCTATGGCAGTTGTGCCTTAACGAAAAGGAATGTAACATAATACTTTGCGAAGATGGCGAAGTGGTAATCTGTGACCCTATCGCCGAAATCCGCAAGTATCGCTATCCCTCAAGCAGATAAAGGCGGAACTAAGCTAAACACCCCTATGGAAAACCATAGGGGTGTTTTCATATCTGTAACCCTTGCACCAACAAAGCGGCAACCTATCCGATAAACAGTCCCGGCGACATATTCCAGCCGTGGTTATCCGGGGAGTTCAGTGTTGGACACAATGGCAGATACCTTAATATGACAGCGCCTTTAACACAGCTTCCTTGCAACGCAGGTCTTTGAACCGGAAACATCCACGCTCAAAATACCAGCGCATATTTGTGAGAAACAGGTCATTCCTTTTAAGCATCACATAGTTTAATCCGTGGTCCTCTGTTGTTACTGTGATTTTACCCTTGAACGTGCTGTCAGGGCGATTGTCGCAATAGATAATGCCAAGTTCAGGAAACTCGCGCAATGCGTACTCTGTTCCGTTATACCGAAGTGTTGCAAGATAACGTCCTCTACCAGTTGGCTGGTCAATGAATGCCTTGCTATCATTCAAGTACACACATTGCGCACTGTATGCAACATAGCTGTTACGCGAAAATGCGCGATTAAAGCCGCTTTGTTTTTGCGCTTCACTTGCAGACTCGACAAAGCCCTGTTCAAGGACAAATCCGTCACCACGTAGGAACCTGGTATCATCGTTCAGGCGTTCGCTGATTCCCATCTCCACATAGTACGGATTGATGATGGATACTGGGTTAGCGCACATATACACCGGAACATAACGAATTTGTTCTCCGTTACCACGTGCAATAGACGTATGAATCGACAGGAACTTCCTAATTTCGTCGTTGCAATAGTGGTTTGTCTCACTCTGAAACTCGTCAAAGAACATCCGCTTCACGTCGCTGAATAGGTGGCTGTATTTTTTCAGCTGGTCAGCGCTGTTGAGAGATACGGCATATCCGCAACACTCATCATCCCAGAAAAGTTCGTGGAAGATACCACTTGCGCGGCGTTTGCTGGTGAACGTAACGCCGTCAAAGAACAACCTGCCAATGTCCTTAAAGAACTTGTCGGCACAATCGTCCAGTTCATAATTGTAACGATAAACCAGGCAGAATTTTTCGCGTTTCTTTTTCCACCCATTAGCGCATAGTCTACCAAAGAAAGTGGTTTTACCGCCGGTTCTGTTGGTGGTACACATATAAATCTCAGGACGGTTTCCGTTGATATCCATAAGAGACAACAGTTTTGCACCGTCATAATACTTTCCCACACTTTCACCTACTTTCAAAGTTCTCCTATTAGATTATACCATAGCCCTTGACAAATGTCAAGCCATATGCTATAATCATCATAGGGAATCTTTTCTCACTATTCTTGTAAAGGAGGAGCACAATGGACACCAACGCAATTACCACTCTTATCACCAGTGTGGGCTTCCCCATTGTCGTGTGCCTGATTTGTTTCTGGTACATCAAGACCATGACGGAAACGCACAAAGATGAAGTCAGACAGCTGACCGAAGCAATCCAGAACAACACCCTGGTTATGCAACAGCTGGTTGACAAAATGGGAGGTGTAGAGTAATGGCTACTCCCCGCATTTTCGTTTCCCCTTCAGACCAGTTTAACAACATCTATGCCTATGGCAACACTACTGAAGGCGACCAGTGCAAGAAGATTGCAAGCGCCCTTGTCTCGGCTCTGCTTCGCAACAAGTTTGAAGTCAAAATGATGCAGGGGCCGGACATGGCAAGTGTTGTAAACGCTTCCAACAACTGGTCCGCAGACCTCCACGTCTGTGTTCACACTAACGCATACAACGGAACTGTTGCTGGAACCAGAGTATACGCATATGACAAGATCAAGCCTGGCTACAAGGCCGCGCTCAAAGTCTTTAACAGGCTGGCCCCGATTACGCCCGGCACCAGCGAGTCCGTACAGATCAACAAGACCTGGTATGAGATGGTAAACACCTGGGCGCCCTGTGTGTACTGCGAATGTGAGTTCCACGACAACCCCACCAGCGCAAAGTGGATTGTGGAGCACACTAACGATATCGGCGAAGCCATTGCCGCCGGTATTTGCGACTACTTTGGCGTGAAGTACGTTGAACCTATCAAACCCGTTGCGCCTGATAAAGATGACACCCTGTATCGCGTACAGGTTGGCGCTTTTAAGGTGCGCGAGAACGCAGAGCGTTACCGTGACAAACTCCGCGACATGGGTATCTCCGCCTTTATTGTGAAGGTGTAACACCCATGTACACGCCAAGACTCACCAAAGAGGGGATGCTGGGCAGTAAATACTGGTACAGCAACACGAATCCATTCTACGCTTCCAATTGGGGCCTACCGAACTGCACATGCTATGCCTGGGGCCGATTCTGGGAAACATATGGCGTGGTTCCGCACCTCCCGACTGGTGATGGCGGCGAATGGTGGGGAGCCGTGTCTGGTTATGACACTGGCGCGGTTCCCCAGCCTGGCGCGGTTTTGTGCCTGGAACAACCGGGACATGCTGGTCACGTCTGTATAGTTGAGTACATTGACGACGAAGGTAACGCGATATGTAGCAACAGCGGTTATAGCCGTAACCCAGGCGGTTATGATGACCCCGACTATTTCTGGGTTTCAACACAGTTGAAATCATTGGGTTACTTGACACAGAGTCAGGTAAACAATGGTTACAGATTCCAGGGTTTTATCTACAACCCCGATTATGATGGAGACGAGCCAGGTCCCGGGCCAGGCCCATCCCCCGGGGCAAAAAAGAAGCGCCGCTGGAAATTTTATCTGTACGGATAAGGAGGACAACATGGCTATCAAAACTAAAGACGAACTGATTCAGTCTCTGAACGCATTCTTGGGAGACAACGCTTCCGATGAAGCCCTTGCTCTCATGGAAGATGTGTCTGACACTCTGGACGACAACGCCGCAAAGGGCGCTGTTGACTGGGAACAGAAGTATCGAGAAAATGATGCCGCCTGGCGCGCCAGGTATCGTGACCGTTTTATGAACAACGCCGACAACAATGTCCAGCCGGATATTGACCCCATTATCAATCCGGCTCCCGCCGAACGTCCTACGTTCGAAAATCTTTTTAAGGAGGGTTAAATCATGCCCAGTAGAGTAGCAATTACCAACCTGAACGCGCGGTCTATTGATATCATCAATACTATCCGCGCTAACCTTGGCCAGGATTACCAGGACCAGGTCCCTGAAATCACCAACGAGAAGTGTATTCCCCAGGTGGGTGACATCCTGTATGGTTATCCCGTTTTGGCCAACCAGTTTCTGTCCGCCCTGGTTAACAGAATCGCCGCCGTAAAGGTTAAGAGCGCCCTGTTTAACAACGCCTATGCCGAACTGAAAAAGGGCTATCTGGAGTTCGGCGAGACTGTCGAGGAAGTGTACATTAACATTTCCAAAGCGCGAGAGTTCTCCGCCGAAAAGGCCGCTGACCGTGAGTTCAAGCGTACCCTCCCCGATGTGCGCACCGCTTTCCACGCTATGAACTGGCGTGTACAGTATCCCATCACCATTCAACAGCAGGACCTGAAACAGGCGTTCATGACTGCCAATGGCGTGACCGACCTGATTGCCAGAATCATCTCTGCTGTTTCCACCGCCGCCGAGTACGATGAATATCTGCTGTTCAAGTATCTCATTATCAAGGGTGTGAACGCCAATGAGATGAAGACTGTAAACGTGGACACCAGCAACGGCCTGAACAGCGCCGCTGTCGCTTTCCGTGGGACTTCCAATATCCTGGAGTTTATGAAAACTGAATACAACGCCCAGGGGGTTCACACCACCACCCCCAAGGATGACCAGTTCATTTTCATGGATGCTATGTTCAATGCCCAGTTCGATGTCAACGTGCTTGCCAGCGCGTTCAACATGGACAAGGCCAATTTCATGGGGCATCTCAAGCTCATTGACGACTTCACCACGTTTGACTCCGACCGGTTCAGTATTATCCAGGCTTCCAGCGACATGCTTCCCCCTGTTACCCAGGACGAGCTGGACAACATGAAGGGTGTACTGGCTGTGCTGTGCGACCGCGAGTGGTTCCAGGTGTACGACAACCTGACTGCTTTCACCGACGATTACGTCGCGGCTGGTATGTACAACAACTATTTCCTGAACGTCTGGAAAACCGTTTCCTCGTCTCCGTTTGCCAACGCTGTTGTGTTCAAGAAGGGGGCCTAAGTCATGGGAAGCTATGGCGTAATTAAGGAAGCGCTGTTGGTAAAGAGCAACGGGTCTACTGGTGAATACACCGTAGTGCAGAAACTTGTACCGGCCACTGTGAATGGTATTGTAATTAGCAGCAAAGGCGGAGATTTTGAGGATGCTGGTGGCGTGAAAGTCACTGTCCATAGCGTTTACCATGGTGGCGCGTTTGGGTTTTCGGAGGGGTCTGAAAACGCCAATATTCAGCTCTCGGTAAACATCCCAGGTTATGGCGTTAAACTGTTCCAAGGCACGACACGCATTGAGAACGTGAATGGAGTGGGCAATTGCGTTAAGTGTACTCCAGTAGTTTCAGACCCCTCTGCACATTACACGCATTTGTGCCTGGTCGTTGAGTCGCCCGGAAGTGTGTTTGCTTAAACTGAACAAGGAGGTGTTAAAACATGGCAAGCATTACTGTTGAAATCGTCTCCAAGACAACCTCCGAAGCGGGCACCACGTTTGTCCTGGCGGCGTCAGAGGAAGAAATCAAAAGAGCAGGGTTTGTGCCGTACTTTATCGACCTTAGGTTCGAAGGAATTACACAACCCACGACAATCGGAGACCTTGCGGCGGTTACACCGTACGGCTCTGTAGTTATGGCTCCGCAGGTCATAGAATTTGCTGTCGCCGTTCTGCCTTTTGTCCCGGCTCTTACCAACGGAGAGATTGACCAAGCGTGGGTTATGGCGCACTGCTGGACAGCTTATGAACTGGTGAAAACCAGTGATAAGCCGAATGGAACGTGCGAGCTAAACCTGCTGACTCCTGACAAGAACGTCGGAGATACAATTGTGTTCTACGACAGCAAACCAGTCGACCCGGCCTAATCATGAGGGGAGGGTTTCCTCCCCTCTCCTTCTAAGGAGATGAAAACATGGCTACACCTAACACATGTGTAAAACTACTTGAGGGCGCACCATTTGACAAGAGTTTTGACCACACTGTGTACTTCAAAAATCGTGAGGACCAGTACAACGCTATGAGCACTTTTGTTAAACACACTTATACTGGTTTAACGTTTCAGCGAATTGAGCGCGGTTATATTGACGTGGAGAGTCGAATTTCTGCGCTTTATACGTCAAACTATGTGATGTTTACAAATAGCTGGAATCCAAACACGCCGTATATCACCAGATGGTTCTATGGTTTTGTTGACAGTGTGGCGTACGTAAACGAAAACACTACCAGAATTAACTATACCATTGACCCGATTCAGACATGGTTTCTCGATTGCGATTTAGAACAATGCTTTGTTGAACGCGAACACCCACTTACTGACAATGTTGGAGACAACACTGTTCCAGAAAACATTGGAACAGGTGACATGGAAGCCGGTTCCCTGGCAGTATGCCCACACTTTCATGAATGGGTCATTGTCGTAGCAAAAGCCGCTACACTTCGCGGAGACTTGTCTGAAAGTAAACTGTACGCAGGTAAATACTTCTCACAGGTTGAGTTTGAAACATACCCTCTAACACAAGCCGGTGTTAATAGCGTCAAAGCACTGCTTGCTGGTTTGCAGATACTATCAAACCCAGACGTGATTATGGACATTTATCTGCTTCCGAAAGATTTCGTACAGGATTCTGGTGGAGAAACCGATGATTACAAGACATTCAGTGTCACGTTTGAAAAGTCACAACAGTCAATCGGCGGTTACACCCCACGCAATAAAAAACTGCTGACATACCCATATAATTACCTGTTAGGAAGCAACTTACAGGGAGCAGAAGTGGAATACCATTATGAGTATTTCAAGGGCACCGGATGTGATTTCACTTTAACACCAGACATTGGGGTTAGTCCAACTGCTGTGTTAATGCCTGTTGGTTATAAGCAGAGGGCTTCGCTAAACTATACAACACCTGTAGATATGTTGTCAGTTACAAATTTTCCCAAATGCCCTTATGCTACAACAGATGGTGCGGCAAAATTTGTACAGTCCATGATGATGCTAAATATGGCCGCTATGGCCGCAGCTTCCGGCAATCCGCAAATGCTTACTGGTTTTATGGCCGCAGAAGCGCCAACTACAACTGGTCTTGCAACTACAACTGTTAGCAGTGGAGCGGCAAGAGCGGCGTACATTGGTGCAAACAAGAACGCACTTCCAACGGAGACACAGACAGCTAACCGCTTGCAAATGGGTTCAGATGCCCTATATGGGGCGCAACGTGCTATGGGCTACTTACAAAATCGCAAGGTTACTGTTGGTTCTCTAACCTCAAACGTTGCAATGTATTTACGTGACCTGTTTGGCTTTGTGTTTATGAACATGCACGTTCGCCCAGAATATGCACGTATCATTGACGATTATTTTGACCGCTTTGGCTACGCAACGTTAAGAAACAAGGTGCCGTATATCAGCACCAGACCACACTGGAACTACGTCAAAACTGCTGGATGTACTATCACCGGAAAAGCTCCTGGGGATGCTGTTAATCAAATTTGCAACATTTTTGACCACGGCATTACGTTCTGGAAAAACATAAATGAGGTGGGGCATTATGAACTTGACAACAGCCCACAATAGGAGGTGACAACCAATGAGCAGACGGAATAAAATGTTCTGGGAAAGCGGTGTGCTGAATAACGCGACCTATTTGCAGTATTACCATAGACTGACGGAACTGGCAATATCCATGTTTGAGTGGAAGAATCTGCCTGACACAGTTGACCCCAGGTATATGGAGTTAGGTTTGTTCGCACAGGGACAAATGGTGTTCTTTGAGGATGATGGCGGGCTTGGCTATCTGTGCTTGCACAATGCACAGGGTGGTAGCCTTGACGTGTACGGAATCCCCAACAACCGTCAGGCCTACGCTCCTAATGGGTACACCAAAAGACTGACAGCTAATGACAGCGTTCTAATTTTCAACAACTATCTACACACAAACTCCATGCTTGACATTCAGATGTTTGCAAGACGGCTATACAATCTGGACCGAGCCATTGACGTGAACGCCAACGCGCAGAAAACCCCTGTTCTCATTAACTGTGACGAGAGCCAGCGCCTGACCCTGCTGAATGTGTACAAGCAGTGGACAGGCAATGAACCAATTATTATGGGCACCAAGGACCTGGGCAAGAGTCCGCTGAACGTGCTTAACACTGGCGCGCCGTTCGTGGCTGACAAGCTGTACACGCTCAAGACACAGCTATGGAATGAAGCGTTGACTTATCTGGGCATAAGCAACATCAACATTCAGAAGAAGGAACGGCTTATCACCGATGAAGTAACCAGAAACCAGGGTGGCACGATTGCAAGCCGGTACAGCAGACTTGAAAGCCGCCGCGAAGCCTGCAAGAAAATCAACGCAATGTTTGGTCTTGATATCTGGTGCGATTACCGTGAGGATTTCCAGGCTATCAACCCGGAGAGTGACATGGGAGACGATACCATTGATTCCGAGGGGGTGGAGGAGTGAGCATCTACACAACCGAAGTTCGCTATATCTGTGAAGTAGCAGCCGGTTATGACGTGAGCCAGGGATTCAGCAAGATTGACGAAATCCTTGACAAGGCTGTTCCGAAAATATTCGACTTTGAATGGCCTATCTTTGACGAGGAATACCGTGTTCCGCTTGAGAAGAAAATTCTACGGCATTTCTATACCCGCGAAATCGGGTGTGAGACGTATGGCCATTGGAAGCTGATGTTACAGAACAAACTGTGCGAAATTATGCCGTACTACAATCAGCTGTACAAGTCAGAACTTCTAATGGCTGGTGTGAACCCCCTAACTGACGTAGATTACACCAAGAGTGGCAATCGCACTGACCAAGGAGCTGATACCAGAATAACCAAACGCGATGGTACTGACAACACTGAAAGCACTGCAACAAGCAAGGACGTGAAAAAAGTAGAGACAAGCGGCAAAGACACCACCAGCGTATCCGGCAATCAGACGCACATCAAAAAGTATTCCGACACGCCGCAGGGAATCCTGACCGGTGTTGAGAATGGAACATACCTCACAGAAGCAGAGTATAACACAGATAGTGACAACACCAACACAAACGTCACAACAACCGGAAAAGAGGACGTTACCGACCAGGTTGACAGCAGTGGGACTGTAAAAAACACCACAACCGGAAACGAAGATGTCAAAGGAACTACCAACAATACAGCAGAATATCTTGAGAAGGTCACAGGCAAAATGGGCGGTACGTCCTATGCGAAAATGCTAAGAGAACTGCGGGAAAGTTTTCTAAACATTGACCTGAGCATTCTCAAGGAACTTGGTACGCTGTTTATGAATATCTGGTGAGGGAGGATTTTACATGGCTGAATTTACACCGAGGGTGGTTAAAAGGACGGCTATCGGGTTCCATCCCACGGTCTTACCGACTGTGTATGACGATGCCCTTAGCTACTATGAGGAACTGAACAAAATTCTTCATAGCCTGAATGACGCTATTGACGTTATTGACGAGAACCGGACGCTGATTTTGCAACTTGATGCCAACGTCAAGGAACTGGACGCAAGACTGACGGCGCAGATTAAGCGGGTTGCAGACGACCTGGCCGCACTGCGAGAAGAATATGAAAACTTCCGCGACGAGGTTAATGCTAAGATTGCCGCAATCGAAGTAAAAGACCGTGAACAGGACAACAGGCTGACGAGCATCGAATCCAAGAACAACCAGCAGGACGCCAGACTCACAGCAATCGAGACGAAGAACACACAGCAGGATGATGAGATTAACGCGCTAAAGACCCGGTGCGCTACGCTGGAATCTAACCTGAGCAAGCTAACCACAAGAGTAACAACGCTTGAAAACAATCTCACCGCACTTACCACGAGGGTTAGCACTGCCGAAACGCACATTACAGAACTGCAAGGCGATGTCGAAAGAATCGACCATGAACAGACCGAGCAGAACAAGCGAATTAAAGACCTTGAAGATAGGCCGAGCGGAGGTGCTGGAAGCGTATATGGGCAGGTAGATGTGTACCAGCTCTGGGCAAATGACGGTTCGACCGGACAGCTGCATGGGTGCCACTTCATCAGGCATGTAGATTTGCAGAAAAACAAGTACAACATTCTTCTCAATACCGGCGGTGGTACAAGTGTTAAGGCGGCAGTTGCCGGACTGTTTGCACACCACGGATTTGTCGAACCTGGTAAGCCTGAAATTGACGAGCTTATCATCACCTCTTGGAGCCCCGAAGTGTGCAGTGCTTCCGCAATTCAAGAGCTTAAAACCACCTATACCATCAAGCACGCCTGGATTCCGTCAAGCATTAACTGGACAAACTACACAGGTGAAGACAAGGATGCTGTAAAGGCTGTAGAAGCTGGTGTGATTGCGGCACTCCATGAAGGAACAAATACCGAGTTTACGCGCATGGGTGCAGAGGGTGCGGCCATTGATGTTGGTGCAATTACATTTAACTGCCTGTATGACCCGACAATTTATGGCAAAACTAACGCAAACATGCTGTGCAGAATTAAGTGTAGCTGTGACATGCTCATTCCTGGAAATGGCGACCTCGGTAATGCCATTTTGCACAACGAAGCTATCGCAAGATGGATGCCGAACATTCTGGTCATCAGTGGGCCTGTGTATGCGTATCCTGATGAAACGGTCCCTACTCAGAAACAGAGGTACAATCCGCGGTTCACGTTTGTTGAATACAACATGACGCAGGGAGCACCTGTCACCAGGTCTGTTGCATACGGAGGATTGCAGTGGGTTAACACCCCTGGAGCGCTTCCTGACCTTGGTGCGGCAAGCATGATTTCTCTCAGCGGAGACATGCCACGTATGACACCCACTACGCTTACAAAATTTTTGCCGAGTTTGGCGTGATAGCTTAAACTTAATATGTGCCAGTGTTTGTATTATTTATTGTGCAAATGCTGGCACTTTTATTGTTGTAAACTGGGTACCGGTTTTGAGAAACCTTAATTT